AGCAAAAACGGAACGGGGAACGGAAATGACAAACAAAACACTATTTGCAGACACCGCCGAGCTATGCGCGCAAATCATGGTGATGGCAATCGAGATCACCCGAGGCGGCCGGTATCACGTCTTTGCAGAGTATTTGGGGCATGTGAACTGCCTGGACGTGCGCGTGCTTCCCGGCTCCCAGGTGTACACCGCAGACGTGCCGCACGTTGTCGTGCACAAGGCCACGATCTACCTGAACAGCGAATACGCACGCGAGCGTCTGGTTGAGGAAATCGGCGCGCTTAACGACCTCGCCAAAACGGAGGCGGCATGAACAACAACCCCACCCAACTACTTCACGACGCACTCGCAGCAAGCGCGCGCGGCATGTATAGCCTCGCCGCCGCCAAAGCACGCCGCGCGGCCATCCTGATGCAAGAGTCGGCCGATCGGTTGCGCCATGAAGTGCGCTGCATTCGGCCGTCAGTGTCGCGCATTGACTTCGAGCCACTGGACGCTGACGACCAGCTCGGCGAGCTGACTATCGATGATCTGCCGCGTTATTTGCGCAGGCAGGCGGAGTAATCAAATGACAGGCACGCCACAAACCTATGCGCAATTCGGCGAAGAGGCCGGCGCAATCATGTGGAGCATGCACCGCCATATCACGCAGCTAGAGCGTGAACGCGACGATATGCGGCAACTGCTGATTGAGGCGGCAAACGAACTCGAATGCTACATCAATAGCAACTGGCCTTTTCGCGTGCGATACAGGCGCCAAATGATTGGTTGGGAAAGAGACATGGAACTTGTAAACAGCATCCGCGCGGCGGTGGATGTGGAGAATTGACATGGACCAGCAAACCGAATTGACGCCAGTCCTGCGCATCACAGCCGGGATCGAAATGATCCAGCGCGGCATAAACGACATGGACCGCGCGGGTGTTGCAGCACAGGCATTGTCCGAGATCGATCAGTGCCTCGCGCGGTTGCGGTCCGCATTCGATGACTTGCCCGAATCAATCGTCACGCACGAGAAAGCGCGCTGCGATGGGTGCCGCTTCTACGTGCGCGATGTGCAGCAGCTTGCTGTTGGTGATGGCGCGTATCCAGAGGTGTCTGCCTGGTGCGATGTGTCGATTGCAACTGACTGCCCAGCCGCTAAGGCGTGCGGGTTTGGAAACGAGGGGAAATGATATGGACGGATACGAAATCGCTTTCTTGATGTTGGTGCTGACGGTCGCAGGTGGCGTCGCTGGCGTCGTTGGGTGCCTGATCGAGCGTTACCTCGTGACGCCGATCATGAGCCGCTGGAAGCCGCGAGGGTGGCTGTGATGAGTGCCAGCTATTCACCTTACAAGCAATGCGCTGAGTGCGGAAAAACAATGTCTGCGAGTGACATGCACCGCAAGTGCCAGAAGTGCCGCAACGGCGGCGTATATCCGAAGTGGCACGGCTACAACGAATGGCAACGCAATGCCAGAAAACGAGGCGTGCGCTAATGACGCACATCGCCCTATTCGCCAGCGCGTTTGCGACCGTGTTCTTGCTCGGCATTCAGCAGCAGAACGTCATCGGCAGACACTACGCCGCAGCTGTTATCACGTCGTTCGGTATCGGTGCCGCGCAGATATTCCTTTGGCGTCTTGTGCCGTCTGCTAACTGGTCAGAGATCGCGGCAACGCTCTGCGGCGGCCCGGTTGGAATCGTCGCGGCAATGTACATGCATCCGCGCATTGCGGCATGGCTTCAGCTCGTATGGATGGCAACGGAGAAAAAATGAGCTATCAGGATTTCATCGCGCGCAAGCTGGACGATTGGCAGCCTGTTGGATTCAAGTACGACTGCGCTTTCGATGGGCTGTATCCGCATCAGGATGCGCTAGTGCGCTGGGCAATTCGCCTAGGCCGCGCGGCAATCTTCGCAGATACGGGTCTAGGCAAAACGCGCATGCAAGTCGAATGGGCTGATGTCGTGTCGCGTTATGCCAACGGCAGCATTCTGATCCTCGCGCCGCTTGCCGTCGCAGAACAAACCGTAGAAGAATCTGCGCGCATCGGCATTCGCGTTACGCATGTACGTGATGACAGCGACATTGATCCGTCAGAAGGATGCGGCATTTTCATAACCAACTATGAACGACTGCACCTGTTCGATACGAGCGAGTTTGTCGGCGTCGTGCTTGACGAATCTAGCATCATCAAGCACCACGATGCCAAGACGCTGCAAACGCTGCTTGATGCTTTCCGCGACACACCGTATCGGCTTTGCGCGACTGCTACTCCAGCGCCTAACGACTGGACTGAGCTTGGTACGCACGCAGAATTTCTCGGCATCTGTACGCGACCAGAAATGCTTTCTGAATACTTCGTGCACGACGGCGGCGAGACGCAAGTCTGGCGCCTTAAGGGACATGCGCGGCAAGCATTCTGGCGATGGGTTTCAAGCTGGGGCGCAATGATTCGCTCGCCGGCCGACCTTGGCTTTGACGCCACCGCTTATGAACTGCCTCCGCTCGTCGTAAATCAGGTTTCTGTTGGCACGAATGCACAAGCCGCTGAAGGCATGCTGTTCGCGCTCGAGGCATCGTCGCTTTCTGAGCGCCGCCAGGCGCGTAAGTACAGCATTACGCAGCGCGTCGCCGCCTGCGCAGAACAGGTCAACGCGACCGATGGCGCGTGGATCATCTGGTGCGAGTTGAATGCCGAGGCAGACGCCTTGCGCGAAGCGATTCCTGAAGCTGTCGAGATTCGTGGCAGCGATCCATCGCACAAGAAAGAAAAGGCGCTGCACGACTTCGCGCATGGTGATATCCGCGTCCTGATCACAAAGCCGAAGATTGCTGGATTCGGACTTAACTGGCAGCACTGCCGCAACGTCGCTTTTGTCGGAGTCACTGACTCTTTCGAATCGTATTACCAGGCTGTGCGCCGTTGCTGGCGATTTGGCCAGACGATGCCGGTCAATGTGTGGCTTTACGTGTCAGAACTTGAGGGCGCCGTTTTGGCAAACCTTCAGCGCAAAGAGCGCGACGCGCTAGCCATGTTTGAGCAGTTGAGCGCGGAAACGAAAGACGCAGTGCGTGCAGCAGTACTCGGATCGCGCCGCGAATCAAACGAATACAACGCCGCGCACCGCGTGCGCATTCCGCAATTTTTGGAGGCTGCACATTGAACTGCATTGATCAAACCATCAGCACGGATTGGGCTATGTATCACGGCGACTGCGTTGAGGTAATCAAAGGACTGCCTGCGCACAGCATCGGCTATTCGATTTTCTCCCCGCCGTTTGCGTCTCTGTACACGTACAGCAATAGCCCGCGCGATATGGGAAACAGTCGTGACGATGGAGATTTCTCGACGCACTTCGGCTATCTGGTGGATGAGCTGGTGCGCGTCATGATGCCGGGGCGCGACGTGTCGTTTCATTGCATGCTGCTGCCTTCGTCGAAGGTTAAGCACGGCGTGATTGGCCTGCGTGATTTTCGCGGCGAACTTATCAGGGCGTTCGAGGATCGCGGATTTGTCCACCATTCTGAGGTCGTCATTTGGAAAGACCCGGTGACTGCAATGCAGCGGACGAAGGCGCTCGGGCTGCTGCATAAGACGGTACGCGAGAACGCAAGCATGAGTCGGCAGGGAATCCCCGACTACCTGATCACGATGCGCGCGCCAGGCGATCCGGTTGATCGCGTGAAGCATGACGCCAAGTCATACCCTGTTGATAAATGGCAGCGCGTCGCCTCGCCTGTGTGGATGGATATTGATCCTAACGACACACTGCAATATCGAAGCGCTCGCGAGCATGACGACGAGCGGCATATCTGCCCGCTTCAGCTTGAAGTTATCCGCCGCGGTATCGAGCTATGGACTAATCCAGGCGACACGGTTCTATCGCCATTCGCTGGTATCGGGTCAGAGGGCTATGTGGCGCTTGAGTTGGGCCGCAAATACATCGGCGTCGAACTGAAGGAAAGCTATTACAAGCAAGCCGTCGCGAACCTGAATGCGGCGCATGATCAAGGCGACATGTTCGGCGACATGTTCGGCGGCATGCACGCATGAGCGGCATCCGCAAATACTGCGACGCGGCAAACTGCGCACGGATTACTGACAACGCATAACGCCTGAGTTTACCGGCGTGTGCATAGCGCAGCGGCGCACACGTCCGAGTACAACGATTTGTTATGCCGCTGCTTGGAGAAAACACCATGACCCCATTCAACCCGGAAGGAAAAGACGCGCCAACTTACGGTGACTGCTTGCGCCCAGCAATGGAGATCACCGAGCAAGCCGACGCTGACCAGTACATGGCGGCCTATGTCTCGCATATTCAACGGCACCTGGATGCCCAGCCGCGCGAGGATGACATGACGGCAGAACAGATCGCCAAGGTGAACCTTGGGTACTTTGCCGGCTACTACGACCACGAAACCCGTGAGCGCGTGGAACGGCTGTTCCGCACTCGGCACCCGGTATTCGGCTCGGCGAGCGCGGGATCGCCAACCGCTGAAGAAGCATTTGAGGCAGGACGGAATGCGGCATAACAGCGAAATAGGCAGTAACTCTCTGAACAGAGATAGACAGCAAAGCTGACGACATGAAACGAAACGAACCAGACGCCGAAGACATCCGATTGATCCACGCGCTTAAAGACGAGCGAAAGCGCATACGCGCACGTATCGCGTCAATGGCCGGATTGCCGCTAGCGGTAGATCAGGCGCGCGAACTGGCGGCGATGCGCAAAGAGTTGAAGCACATGACGGATCGGCGCATTGCGGAAAAGTTTGACCTCAAGCATTGGGTGATTAAGGACATATGAAATGTTGACTAAGGAACAACTTGAATTCCGCAAAACAGGTATCGGCGGGTCAGAGATAACGGCGCTATGGGGAATGAATAAGTACACGCAGCCAATCGACGTGTTCTATTCAAAGCGCACCGATCTTGCGCAGAAACACGGCTACACGCCGCGCGACGTGTCAGGCTTTGCGGTTGATCGTGGGAACTTCTTTGAAGACCCGACCGCTGCGCTCTACACGCACCTGACAGGCGTCAAGGTGCGCAAGTCGAACATCATGCACCGGCATCCAAAGTACCCGTGGCTGATCGCCAATATCGATCGAAAGATTGAAGGCGAGCGCGCCGTTCTGGAGATCAAAACCGTGTCACCGTACTCGATGGGCGATTGGGGGCCAGACGGCACGGACGAGGTGGCAGAGTTTTACATCGGCCAGCCGCACGCTTACATGCTGGTACTCGACTACGAGCGCGCCGAACTGGCCGCACTGTTTGGCCTGGACGAACTGCGTAGGTATCACTTCGAGCGCGACAAGGAAATGGATGAGCTGATTATCCAGACGACGCACGACTTTTGGCATAACCACGTGCTGAAAGGGATTCCGCCAGAGATCGATGCCAATCATCCAGCGGCATCGGAGGCAATTAAGCGTACCTATCCAGGCACCGACGGCACCGAAATCATGCTGCCAGATTCGGTCGTGCATTGGCACGCGGTGCTAGAAGAGTCGTCACGGCTCGCGAAGCAATACTCTGATTCCGCAGATATCGCGCGCAACCACATTATGGCGGCCATGGGAAATGCGGCCATCGGTCGCGCGGTCGGCATTGATGGGGCCTATGTCAGGCGCAAAGTTGTCCGCAAGGCGTATGAGGTTGCGCCGAGCGAATACATGAACTTTTCATTCAGCAAGAAGGCTTAGAAATGTCAAACGAACTAATCCCGGTAAACATCGACGAATTTACCCCGGCGGCACTATTCCGCGATGGGGGGCTGGAATCGCTACTAAAGGACATCGAGACAGAGGCCAGGTCAGTTGTGCCAGATGCCTCCAGCGAAAAGGGGCGCAAGGCCATCGCGAGCAATGCCTACAAGGTCAGCCGATCCAAAACGTACCTCGACACCCTTGGAAAAGACTTCGTTGCCGGCCTTAAACAGCAAGCGAAGGCTGTTGACGAACAGCGGTCCATGCTGCGCAACAGGCTAGACGCGTTACGTGACGAAGTTCGCCGGCCGCTGACCGAAATCGAGGAAGCAGAAAAGGCGCACGAAGATTCCATCAAGGAAGCCATTGCCGAGATGGCAAACAAAGCGGCGATGCCTGGCAGTATCGAGGATTTGCGCGTCCGCCTCGAAGAGCTTGAGTCGGTAAAAATCGATATCAGTTTTTCGCGGTGGATAAACGACGCCGCAGCCGCAAAGGCGGCCGGAATACAGGCGCTTACCGATGCTATCTATGCCGCCGAGGAAGACGAGCGGTTGCGATCTGAGGCCGCCAGGAAGGCCGAAGCAGATCGTATTGAGCGCGAACACAGGATTGCCGCAGAGGCCGCTGAGCGCGCAACGCGCGAAGCCGAAGCCCGCGCCGCACAGCAGGCGGCAGAAGCAGCAGCAAAGGCGCAGGCCGAACAAAGGCGTGTCGAGCGCGAGCGGCTAGAGGCTGACCATCGCGCCAAGGAAGCAGAGAAAAAGGCCGCAGAGGCCGCTGAGCGCGAGCGCGCCCGCATCGATGCCGAGCGTCGCGCCGCAGAACACGAAGAGAAAAGGAAGCGTGAATTTGAGGCCAGGAGATCCGACATAGAGTCAGAAATTCACTCCTTTTTGAAAGCAGCTATCGGCAATGCCTGCGCAACCGTCGTGGTCAAGCTGCTGGTTGCCGGCAAGCTCCCGAATGTTTCGATCACGTACCGCTAATAAGGACGACAAAATGAGCAACGCAATCGTAAGCATGGCCGGAAAACTGGCAAGCAAATTTGACATGGCAGAAGGCGGTGAGTTGCTGGACGCATTGAAGGCGACCGCGTTTCGCGGGCAGGTATCCGACGCGCAAATGATGGCGCTTCTCGCGGTGTCTAATCAGTACGGCCTAAACCCCTGGACGAAAGAAATCTACGCCTTCCCAGACAAAAACAACGGCATTGTTCCGGTTGTTGGCGTCGATGGCTGGTCGCGGATCATCAACGGACATGCGCAGTTTGACGGCATCGAGTTCGATCAATCCGCTGATGCCTGCACCTGCCGCATCTACCGCAAAGATCGCAGCCACCCGACCGTGGTCACTGAATACATGGACGAGTGCAAGCGCGGTACAGGGCCGTGGCAGTCACACCCGCGCCGCATGCTGCGCCACAAAGCGATGATCCAGGCCGCGCGCATTGCGTTTGGATATGTCGGGATCTTCGATCAGGACGAGGCTGAGCGAATTGTAGAAAAGGACATGGGTGCCGCGCAGGTCGTCACGGCCGCGCCGACAGTATCGCGCACGCAGTCCGTAAAAAATCGGCTGAAAGAAAAACAGGCAGCACAAGAGCCGCAAGACATCGACACCGAAACCGGCGAAGTGATCAGCGCACCAGTCTGGACCTATGACGAAATCATCGCCGCGCTAGGTAGTTGCGAAGACGCCGAGCGTTTTGCCGACCTGCAGGACGCCGGGCGGTCTGTTTACGGCACGCTGGACAAAGAGCAGAAAGCGGCACTGACAAAGGCAATCAACGCGGTAAAGGAAACATTGCAATGCTAATCATCACACGCAAGCCCGGCGATGTCGTTTGTATCGGCAAGGACATTGCGGTAACGGTCCTTGATGTAAACGGAAAGCAGATCCGCATCGGAATTGACGCGCCGATGGATGTGCCAATCGAGCGCGACAATATCAAGAGTCGGCCAGTGAATTGGAATAGGCGTGGAGGGTGATATGGATACGAAAGAACAGGCGCAAAAACTGATTCCTCTTCTGCAGGCTATTACAGAAGGGAAAACCTTGCAGTGGAAGAGTATTTTAAACGGATGGGTGATAGCCCGACGTCCTCCAACACTGGACGACGATTTGGACAAGTGGCGCGTGAAACCTGGGCCGAGGGAGGTTGTGAGATTTCTCTCCATATTTGCGAATACGAAGCACCGATGGGTTTCGGTGCCGGATGATTGGGATTGTGAAAAGGTTCGTGTGATCGAGGTGCTAGACGATGACGAATGAGCGCCTTGTTACACGCCGACCTCTATTCAAATTTTATTGGGTTTCGCGCGCTTGCTATGAGCCGCCTGGACTGTGGTTGCGTATTGGGCGTGAGCATTACCACATCATAGCAATGCCAGCTAAACGCGTATAACGCCATTGTAACCGGACGACATGGAGCGCCAGCGGAATGGCGTTCCGAGTTAACAAACTTGTTAGCCGTGGAGGGTTGACAGATGACAGACGGCCAGAAAACTAGGTGGATAGTGACCATCGAAGTTGAAATGAATATATCCGATGAGCAGGTCATCGAGGAAGCCGTAGACCTTGTGAGGTGGCACTACCAGCCCA